TTGTAATGTTTGTGCTGGAGGAATTGTCTGCGCAGTAGGAGATGTTTGTAGTGATTCAAATTTAATAATTAATAATGATGGATGTTTTAATTGTGGAAACGTAACGATTTGTGACCAAGGTACTGCTGGCTGCGGAAGTCTGTTTGCTTGTTGTAATGTTTGTGCTGGAGATTGTGTTACTGGAGCTGGTTGTTTTTGTGCGGGGAATTGTTCGATAGGGCACTGTGATGTGATTTCTTGTTGTGGGAATATCTGCGCATGCGGAGGTTCAGGTATGGGGAGTGATGGATGGGTGATTGCACAATGTGGAATGTGTGCTTGCTGTTGCGGATTTTATATAGATAATGGAGAGTTTTGTGGCGGCTGCGCAAACTTGACCCTTTGTGATAATGGTGCGTCTGGTTGTGGATGTATACATGCGCAAAACTGTGTTCAAACTTGTTGTTGTTTTATGACTTGTGGATACGGAGGAGTAGACGCCACTTTCACAAATGGCGACGCTGCAACAGTAACAGTATGCGGAGGTATTATAGTTAGCATAGTATAATGGAAAAAATAATATGGACCAATGGCGTGTTTGATATACTCCATGCAGGGCATGTGGATTATTTACAAAAAGCAGGCAAATTAGGTCATCTTGTCGTCGGTGTTATGTCTGATGAGAGTTGCGACAGAAGAATAATTATGTCCGAACGAGAGAGAGCAAAAATAATCCTAGCAATCAAAGGCGTAGCCGAAGTTAGGATAGTAGATAGCGTAATAGAAGAGCTTAAAAAGCTTAAACCCCTGGTATATGTTAAGGGAGGAGACTACAATATCGAAACAATCAACCAAGAAGAACGAAGGTTCGTTGAGAGTTACGGAGGAGAAATCAAACTCATCCCTGTCGTCGAAGACATACATTCATCAAAATGGAAAAAATAATTAACATCATGGGTGGCATCGGAAAGTGTATCGCAGCTACTGGAGTTCTCAAAAAAGGCAGTGTCATTATGACAAATCACCCAGAACCATTTCTAAGCAATCCAAATGTTAAGCGGACTTATATTGCAAACACACCTTATTTGTTCGACGATGTAATTAAGAAGATGGATTATGTGGAGCCGACACCGTACAAAATGAAAGAATATTATGCAGAAAAAAAACATGTAACTCGTTGCTTCAACCTCGTAATAAATGGCGAAGACAAATCCGTTATGCCAAAATTATATCTCACAGAAACAGAGGAAGAACAAGCCCAAGCATTTGTGGAAAGCTGCGATAAAGAAATCGTATTGGTCCAGCCATTCGGGGAGGGCGGTGGCAAAGGCAAACCAGACGGAACATTCAGAAGTCTCAAGCCAGTATTCGCAGAGAAATTAATGAGAAAGTTGAGCAAAAAATATAAAGTCTTAATGATTAAAGCAGGCAATCAAATGGGATTTAAAGGTATTGATTCTCCGAATGCAAAGGTAAGAGATATAATCTCATTGCTTCCCCATGTTAAGACGTTTGTAACAATTGATTCTTTTCTTCAGCACGCCGGAGCGGCCGTAGGCAAACCTGGATTTGTATTTTGGGGTGCAACAAGTGAGTTGAATGAAGGATATGAGATGCACAATAATTTTAGAAACAAAAGAAAAATAACATCTATTCACACCAACCCCTACAACAATAATCGGAATGCCGACGTGAAGCTACATGGCATTAATACGTTTACCGACAACGATATGAAAAAATGTTTAGATTGGGTAGACAAACAAGTTCAATCAACTAAACCAAGGGAGGTGAAAGATGGGAAAAATAAGGACGACAAAGAGTGTAAAAAGTGTAGGAAATGATGAATTCGAATTCACTATTGAGGAGAAAGAAACGAAAGTAGAAAAAGAGACTATCTCAAAATTAGATGAAGAAATCGCAAAGCTTGAGGCAAAAATTGCTGAGAAGAATGCTAAGAAAGATGCGATTAATAATCTAAGCGAATAGAATCAGTAAAATGATAGAACTAGAAACCTCTTGTGACAATTATCTGTGCACAATGCGGGGGAAGAAAGACAGGTGTTACATTTACTTCGCCGAAGGCCGATACCAACAGTGTTCGAAATACACAAAACCGGGTCCAAATAGGGAAGACTCATCAACAAGAAAAACTTTAAATACTCTTTCTACCTTTCTCTTTCGGGGAGGCTGATTTTCTTAGACGGCTATCAGTTTCCCTTTTCTCTCCCAAAAGAGTTCGCATACTATTTTTAATGTGCGAACGGATTATGTTCGTTTTGCTATGTGCGAACGGAAGTGTTAAAAAGAGAATTGATTTTTAATCTGAATGCCGTCCATAACTAAACCCGCAAAACTGTCACAAGTAGCAAAGAGACTCCACTATTTTGTCGTTAGACCCCTGGTCCTGAGCTTGAGTCAACGTAACGGTAACGCCACGAGGGAGTCCATCGACTGATTCTTTTTTATTTCTAAAAGAGAAATTATCAGTCGTAGTTCGCAACCAATGAAAAAACCTTCGAAAAAGTATACAGATATTATTTCTAGGCTAAGATTATCCCCCGGTACTGCAAAATGGGTGGAGAAAGATAAGGGTATAAATCCCAGAGGTTACCGTAACATACCCAGCAGAGCAACAGAATTTTATGAGTGGTATGCTCGTTGGCGAAGAGGATTTCTAATCAACCTGGCGCAAAATCATTTCGACGAACTAAAAAAAATTATGAGGATGGTCGGCAGAGCCAGGAAAGGCAAGTTTTAAATAGTGAAAGACACTTCAATATTAATAAATCAACAGGAGGTAAAAATGAAAAAGAAAACAAAAAAATCCACGAAGAAGGCTGGTTTCGACGAAAAGAAAGAGCGTGCAAAACGGATGGCGAAGAATATAAAGCTGGTTAAGAAGGACCTGGCGAGCGCACTGAAACAACCAAGCATCTTGATTGTCTGCGCAGCCGGCAAAAAAACAGCTGATGGATTTGAGATGAAAGAACAATTCTCATTTGGTCAACAGGTTGACCCTTTGACAGTCATTGGAATATTAGACATCGCCAAGCAAAAGCATTTGGACAAAGTAACAAATCCAATAAGTGCATTGTTTGATATGTAATTAAACAAAATTTATTTTTTATTTTTTAATTGAACTAAACTAGGAGGAAAATATGGGACAAAAAGTAATGATACAGCAATTTGAGAACGGATTACTAAGCTTCACAGCCAACGGCGAGGCAAACAATCTACCAATCGCAGACAACGTCAAGCCTGAGTATATCAGGACAGGACTAGCAGAAGTGTCTGTGAATAATGGCATGGTTACGTTTGTGAAGATGGAGAAGAAGAACCCTCAGCCACAGGCTCAGGCTCAACCGTCGGTTCAAGCACCAGCACCAGTTGATGAATCAAAGTATCCAAATCATAACGCATCATACTACATCAGCTATGCCAAAGATTTGGCGGTAGCCGGATTAATCAAAGTCGAAGAGATTTCAGAACACGCAAAAAAACTCTACGAACTAGCTTGCGATATGTAGTTTATTGAGAGAAGATGGCAGATGAACAGATAGTGAAGGAAGTGTTAGAGGTTTTGAAGAAATGCAATAATAGACTACATAAAACAAAGATACTCTGCGCGGCGCAGAAGATGGTTTCAATGAAATCATTGAGTAGCAAAACAAAGGGAGCAAGGCTCTCTTATTAATTATTAAGCCCCTTAGAGGGTTCATACTCACAATGGTAACGGAAATATCACATGGAGAAATAGTTGTGTTGATAGCCATGTTCTTAGTTGGATTTCTAGTTGGTTACGCATCAAGAATACTAGAGTCAGGGGGAGATAAATGAGGCGTTTTTTATTTGAGAAGGCAAAGTATTTAGCCAAGGTGGTTCACCCAGTTTTCGAAAGCCCCCAGAGAATCAGGCTAAGAATCAGCAACTTTGAGGTGGAGTTCTTCTACCACAAACATAAGCTTAACTTTTGGTGCAGTTGCCTGCAAGGCAGCACACTAAAACCCTGCGCCCACATGATTGCTGGACTGAACTATTTAATTAACAACCCTCAAATAAACAAACTACCAAAAGAAAAAGCCAAAAAGATAAAGAGGCCCGAGAAGATTAAGCGTCCAAAGGTCCAGACCTGTCCTGAGTGGCTCAGGGAAGCGTACAGGAAGGCGGTGCTGTATTTTTGTGAGGAATGTGGACGCTCTGAGGACGAAGTCGGAAAATTAGAACCCCACAGAATAACTTATGGCAACAAAGGCGGAGAATATATCCCAAGAAACGTAAAAATGGTATGCAAATACTGCCACAGGCTAGGCGATTCAGCCTATCACGGAGGAGAGGTATGAGTAAGCAAAACGGCTGGTCATGGAAGCAGTGCAGATGGTGCAGAAAACTAATGAAAAGATTCAGAAAAACTAAAAATGGAGAAGTGGTTTGCTATCATTGCTATATGAAAACAATCCATATCATACGGGACCCCCCGATAAAATGAGTCAACAAGAGGTGATGGAGTTCTTGGAAGAGAATGCTGGTGAATGGTTCACCCTCAAAGAAATCACTGCTGCACTAAAGTCCAAAAAATGTTCGGGCAGTTTTCACGACAATTTAAGCAGGATGTATAAGTCAGAAGTAAACAGAAGGCTCTACGGACTGGAAAGGAAAAGCGTTGGACGAAGTCCTGGTTACAAATGGAGAGTGAGGGATGAAGAAAGCTAAGTGTCCACGATGCGGCAAGGTCAAACTGCTAACTAAACATTCCTGGTCCGGGGAACACAGGCCACCCTACATCCACATTTGCAGGGACTGCCACGACAAAATACACGGTATCAGAAAAAGGAAATACAAAAGACCGTCGACAAAGTACCAACCAGGCACCAGAAAGACAAAACGGAAGTCTTAAATACTATGAAACACATCAAAAACAATAATACTTCGAGGTATTCGACAGTATTAATCGGTACGAAAATGCCAAAAACTAAATACACGGGAGGAAATAATGGTACAGACTCAAAGAGCTAACTGGCTTCAGATAACAACACTTATCTTGGCAGTCATCTTAACTTTAGGATTTGCTTTCAATGTAGCCGACATGAGAACAGGTGTTACACCAGATGTCCCTACAGCAGCAGAGATTGCTGAGCTTATCAATGTTCCAGCGCGAAACGATACTGCAGTATTAGACGCCGTCGCAGACGTTCAGACAATTCTGAATGAAGACGACGAATTCGAAGATTCAGTAATTAATGTTGCAACGGCGGATTGGTCGAGACGTGATTATAAAGAAATTTATAACGCACTTGATGATTTGTTTGGAAACATCGACGAGAGAGAAGACATCACTAAAGTAGTTATTAGGAACGAAGAAGTAACTTCTTCAGACATTGATGACGAAGATGCAACAGTTGTTCAGGAATTGAAGGTCTACTACGAGGACACAGACGGGGACGATGTTAAGGTTTACTTAACTGTCGAAACTGAGGTTGAAGAAGGTGAAGTAGAAGACGTAGAAATTACTGAAACTGCATAAGCTCAAATCATAATAAATTTTTATTTTTTTTATTTAGCTTCCGGTGGGGGAAAGAAGCGAAGAAAGCCTAACGGCCCGATAACAGGCCCCACATTCATAATCAGGAAAAGCTAAGGCGGGGCGTCCGGAGCTACAAACTAGGTTTATACGGTACTGAGTACCCATTCCTGATAGTCGGCAACCCGATGTAAAAGGAATTTGCCCATCGCAACGGTGGGGGAGAGTGTACTCCTCGGAGCAAAAGGTTGGTGCGGTGGCGCAACCCAACAAGTATCCCCCTGCCGACTTCACATTCATGGCAAAAGAAGCAATAAAAAACATCAAGATAGATAATGGAGTTTGCTTTAGCTGCGGCGAAGAGTTCGAGAGCGTGGGCCCACTAAAAAAAACAATGCACCATTGCCTTCCTAGTCTAATCAACCCAAAGTTTAATGTTCTAATCCCTCTTCACAAAGTGTGCCACGAAGAACTGAATAAGCTTTATGTCCACTCTGTCCCAAAACAACCAAAGGCAATCGGATTGCCATCCTTCAAGCGCGTCCAAAATGATATTCAGGGAATCATAGGACACTCAGAAACATTCACTAAAAAAATTAAAAAGGTTCTGGACAAAGTCGACAAGGTCGTCGCAGACAGAGAACCAAAAAAGGAAACAACCAATGACAATAAGTGAGGAACCAATAAATTTATATTGCGGGTTTTGCACTCATAGAGGTACCTACGTTAAGAAAACGTCATCCGGCAACGGCAAAAAAGCAACGGTCGTAAGCGCAATCCATTGCGCAAAATGCGGAAGGCAGTTGAATCATAAAAACAAATGGAGGTAAAATGGAAACAGAAAACATAGATAAGCAATGTGACATGTGCGAAGATGAGGCCAATGGGGCAATCAAGTCGTCTCACAACAGCAGGTCTATCAGATTGTGTTCAAGATGTGCGAAAGAAGTTCTTTGGGAACTTGTTCATCACTCTTGGCCTTTCGATGACGACGATTAAAAGCGATGTAGTGTAACGGTAGCACGGGTGACTCATGCTCATCAGGCCCGGTTCGAATCCGGCATTCGCTATGGGCTTCCCTCCAACGCTTGCTGCTCTTATCGGGGGCTGGTTTAACTTCGGTTGGTGTAGCACTTGTAGCCCTTGGGCCGGTATGGATGTTTCGGTTTCGTTAAGATTCGCTGCTATCGTTCTTGACGGAGCCGACTCAGGCCCGCTTAGTTTAGTGGCAAAACACCTGGCTGTCTACCGGGAGCCGCGAGTTCAATTCTCGCAGTGGGCGTATGCCTGTAGAGTTATGCTATAATACCTCCCTTGTAAGGAGGAGTCCCCGGTTCGAATCCGGGTACAGGCTTTGGCTCTTTAGCTCATCATGGTAGAGCGTCGGTCTGTTGCACCGAAGGTGAGTGGTTCGAGTCCACTAAGGGCCGTTGAGACCGTAGCATAATTGGTTAATGCACTGTCCTGATGCGGCAGAGATTGGAGGTTCAAGTCCTCTCGGTCTTATGGGAGCATGGTGTAATGGTATCATATTTGGCTCCAGACCAGAAGTCCCAGGTTCGATTCCTGGTGTTCCCATTCCGAAACACATAAATACTACCCTTCCCTAGTAGAGACATGGGTGCTGTTGAAGAACTAGGTGAACAAGCTCAAGAAAAGTGCGTCAAATTAAAGGCATCTGGCATGTCACACGCGGCAATCACCGACGAGATGAACAAATTATTTCTAACAGAGCTGACCACCGGCGAAGTATCATCATTCCTCAAGAGAACTAGCGATAAATCGTTCAAATTACTAAAAGAAGAAAAAGGGTTTGAAACGAAGATGGCTAAACATTATTTCTCAACACTCGACAAAGTCAATCAACTATGTAACGAAATGTGGGAGCTCTTCGAAGATTTGAAAACCAATCCAGACTACAAGGAGAAGCAAGTAATCTGTAGAGAATGCGGAGAGAAGAATTGCGTTCAAATACCACACTTCCAAACTCGGGTCAAAGTTGCAGAACATCTTCTAAATCAAATTAAACACGTTGATACTATCTTAGGACGGATGCAAAAACAATCAATCAACATCACCTACAATGTTGTTGATATGTCTAAAAAACTAAACCAAGTTATACCTCAACTATTTCAAAGTGCCGAACGGCGAGGTCAAATAAAAATCAAAAAAAATCGTCTAAAGAAAGCTATTGGTTAAACATCCTTTTACTCTTGCACTTCCAACAAACAGCTTTCCAAATCAACTTACCATTCTTTGTGCCTACACAGACTTTCCACTTAACATTCTTCACGACACCACACCCCTCACACCTCTTTTTCAAACACATAAAAAAAATAAAAAATTGTTTTGGGTTTATTTCGAAACGATGTCGCCTTCGAATACAATCATGCCGTCTTCAATCTCAGCAGTATGTTGCCCGACGCTTATTCTCTTAACCCAAGTCCCAGTAATCGAATATCTCTTTGAGTTCTTGTTCGGAACACTAAGCTTAAATCCTTGAAGTGCATTGTCGGTTGGTTTTAACCCAATCCTTCTCCCAGCAACATCAAAATAGACTTCTACATGAGTGCATTTGCTTAAAAGTTCGTCGAAATCATGTCCAAATGAAACACTACATTTCCCGACAGACACGCAGTCAAGCGGTAATGTTTCACCCATTCTGAAAGACTTTTGAACTAATTCAAATCCCATTATTTTTTCCTCCTACTCAATTTAGTTCTCTGAACCTTCACATTTTCACCCACACTTTCTTGAACGCTTTTTCTACATTTTTTTTCTACATTTTTTTTCTACATTTTCCCACACGTTTTTAGGAGTGTTTTATTCTTTGCCTTAGTATCGAACTCCTTAAGATACGGAACTTTGATTAGTTCGTAGTGTAACCCATCGTAATGCAACGCCTCTCCAACTCCGACATCTAAAATATAACTTCCCTTTTCTCTCCCCATATAACTCATAATAATCTTTTTGGCTCTGCCCCCGTTGATGAAATCACCGTAAGTCACCTTCTTGAAGAACACCTCGTCGAGTTTTCCACAAATAAACTTCTTGAAATTCTCAGGCAATCCAACCAAGATTAAAATATTGTTGTTGTGGTTAATCATCCTTAATGTATTCTCGATTAGTTTCCGCTTGTGCCTATTGTCTAAGTCGAACAGACTAAAAAACTCATCAATCACAATCACACTATCCTTAATCTGCTCCAACTCTTCGAGAGAACTAATCACTCTACCACCAACAATTTTACGAAGTCCATAAGTCACCAAGCTAACTCTCTTCTTAATCAGAGTAATCAAGTGATACACAAAGTTCGACTTACCTTGATTTACATCAGCAATAACCCCAATAATCTTCGGCTTATTAAACAACTTCTCAATCTTCATTCAAAATCCTCCAACACATCAAACAAATAGTCTGGGTGAACCTTTAGGTTGTCTATGTTTACATCGCCCAAATTATCAAAACTAATTAAGAATATATTGTAGTCTTCTAATTTTTTCAGTATCTCCATCATCTTATCATTGTCCATCTTCTTCCTCCCTTGCGTAATCGACGCCAGTCCAATATTCTTCATCCCCAGCCCAAGCCATCGCAACCATCAACAATCCCTCTAACATACCTCACACCAACACTTATCAATAGCTATGAAGTGTCTGTCGCCCTCCAATTTATTCAAAATACCACCAACTAAGTAGATGTAGCCCTTCGGCGTTCTCAAATTAACCAAATCATTCTCCCTAAAAGCTTTAAGGATATTCTCTGGTTTAGTCCGCATAGTTATCTCTTTGATTTTCATTTTCTCTTCCTCGTCCATTTACCCTTCTTGAACACAGCAAGTCTAACAGGTCTACCCACAATCCGACAATAGCAATCCTCCAAATCCAAAGCAGTTTCACCACACCTACAAGTATCCATGCAATGCCGTAAGGCACTATCACTAACACAAACCCAATTACACTTCGGACAATACCAAACTATTTTCATCTGTTACACATCTCCTCTTGTTGCAATTCATTCTCAACAAGTTCGTCTATTAATTCCCAACACCTTTCATTCTCCCAGTTCTTAATCGGGAGGTAACCATCTAAGCTGTCCCTTATTTCCGCATTCTCTTCCTTTAATTTCTCAAACTCATCCATGTTGTATCCTCTCATATTGATTTGGGAAGGGTAGTTTTCTTTCTTTGGCGGTTAGCCCATCCTTCAAATAACTAACAGCTTCATCCTCATTCCAAGCCAAAACCTCATCACATTCAGGACATCTCCATTCAATAGTTTCTGCAATTCTACCCATATCTTCTTCCTCATAAACCAAGTTGCCTTCGGCGTCTAAAGAACAATTACAAGTCGCAGTAGCATAAGAGCATAACCTCTCGATAACCTCACCGCACTTCTTACACTTTACCATGACGCACAATATACGAACTCCAATCCTTCGTATGATTTATCTGTAGTAATCTTCGTTAGCTTTTCTTTGGTGTATTTTAAATCTTTAAAATACCATTTATCATATTCAGTTCCGCCGAAAAAGAACCCACTTTGAGTAGGTAGTAAATCCTCAGCTTTAGAGTGGTCATCCAAAACCTTACAAACCAAATCCAAAAGTTTCTTCAACTCCTCCATACTAACTCCGTGTGGTCTACAATTATCAAAGCCCTCTTGAGTATTATCAACAAACCATTGATGGATAGCGTTAGCTTTCCTCCACCTCATTACTTCAAGCTCAACATATTCAGGCGTCAGGTCTAAATCTTTGAAGTCATCAAAATCCTTCAACTTAACCATAATGTCGTGTCTGTCTTTATCCTTCCAAATAAAAACCTTCGCAGTCAAATACATATCAAGCCCCATCCTCTTTCACCTCCTTCCAACTATTATATTTTTCACACTCCCAACATTCAACATCCTTAACATCATAAGACGATGCAATCATTTGTTTGTTTCCGCATTTACATTCATAGCATTTCATATTTTCACACTCATTCGTTAGGTTTCCATCGCCATCACACTCAATATGCTCTTCAAAGCCGATAGCTTCTTCTTCGGTGTCAATCAAAACCAAAACATTATATTTTCTACAAGCCCATTCAAGAGTGACACATTCTTTAGAACGCTGTGGGTAGCCATCAATCAAACAGGTGTAACAACTCCAAGCAAAATTAATATTAAACTCTGCCTTGTGTCCACCAAGATTTTCCTTCTTGAAATCTCCCCAGCTCATCTCAGCAAAACTTCTTGCGAAATACCCCATTTTTGTTTTATTCCCGACATCTTCTTCAAAGACGAACAGCTTACAGAATGCCTCAACATTCTTAGGTTTCCCGTGAACTCTTACCCATCCATTGCACCAATTAGGCATTCTTCACCTCCCCTACAATTTTCCAAAACATAGTCCTCTTTTTTGTGTATGGACATTTGTCTTTGAAGGCGAAGCCCACAAACTTCTTATTCCTCAACTCATTAACCCTACCAGTGATTTGATTAACACCCAATCCTAAATCTCTCGCTATCATCATATTGTTACAAGTCCCTAACTTCTTGATTATGTTGTAGACTTCCATCTGTCGCTTTCCTAAATCCAAATCCTTATACGCCTCCAAACTCGTTTCAGTAACTACCATTATCTTGTGCCTCCAAATAACATTCCTCACAAACATCCAAGTCGTCCAATTTGTAAATCTCATCGTAATCACTATCAAATTCAGTTCCACAAGCTTCACATCTAAAAACACTCATACAAATTCCCCCCTAATGTCACTTAACAACTGCTCTCTCATATCAACATAATCCCCTCTCAACCCTAAAACTATCAACCAACAAATATGTTGGAAGTCTGCGTCTAAGTGGTGAAAGCAAGTGTTACAAGGACAATTTCCGTATTGAATACCACACCCAGCTTCACCTCTGAATATTCCAATTAGTTCCTTTATGAACTTCTGTCTTGTTATTTTATTTTCCATTTTTGATTATGATGATGGTTTGTTGATTTTCTCAACTTTAGGGTAACCATCAACCCTCCTCAATAAGAGTATAATAATTTCTCGTGCGACAGCACAAACTTACTTAACCTTAACAAAGCGAACAGCTTTCTCAACCTTAAACAAAGGCACTAATTTGTAGCCAATCAACTCGCCCGTCCAATCGCTATCAGTAGACTTACCCTTCGCATAGTCCTTCAATTCGGCTTCTTCTTTGAAGAACTTTGATTTGTTAGAACACCCAGTTCCAAAAAGCATATACCTAACCAAATTATCAGGTTTAATCTTCTTCGGTCTGCCTCTAACAACAGCAATCTCGAAGTTACAAGCGTGCCAGCCCCCACCGCCTCCAATTTGCTTGCCGTCAAACTCAATCACCAAGTCACCATCACTGTCAATACTCGTAACAACAGCAACATCATTAGGTTTAGCTCCAATTTCCTCACACCGTCGCTCCCAACAGCTACTCATCTCATCTGCAAGTCGTCTAACTTTATCACCAACTTTAAAATCCATCTTTCTCACCTCCTTCTATCTTGTTAAGCTTCATTTATCTTCTCCAGTTTTATAAGTTCCGTGTGGGAAATTCAAAACGGCTTTATCTCTCTCCTCTTCCGTGTCAAACCTTCTAAGTCTACCCGAAACGTCCAAATACCAATATTTTTGTTTTTCCATTTTCTATACGTGCGTCTAAGTTCGCCAACTCGCCGCTAGGCAACCCCTCAACATAGGGGCAAAAAAATCAAATCCAACTATTACTTAACCTATAACCTCCATCCGTATCAAAGTTATAGCCCTTATCTGTTGGTTTAGCTCCGTTGATGGCGTTTCTGTTCGTATCCTTCGCCCTAATCTTAAAGCCCTTCGGATACAAAGCACGGCTCAAATCATAAACCACACTAAAACCCATATCCATCCCACATCCACGAACTACTAAACCCTGCTTTTGATGATGTCGTTTGTATAAGCCAATCTGTTCAATATACCAATCTAAACAAATAGGTTCATTATCCACAATCACAAAAACCGAGATACGCCTTAACATTCCACTACTCGAAACATGCCGAAGGCAACAAAACGCTTTATAATCAGCTTTCTTAAACAACCCTCTAAGAATGCCCTTATATTCTTCTTCTTCCATTAAACACCTCCTTATCCTTCTTATTGAGTGGTAGGGTGTTGGTTATGACATTATCGCCCCAAACACCTCTATTTTTGCTATTTAGAAAAGCGTATAATCTCATTGTCCCAACCCCGCAATAATTATCAATATCCCACCAAAGAACACCCCAAAGCCAAAACTCCTACTTAACAGAGTTACCCCAGCCCCAAGCATTATACAGAACCCAGACAACAGAAACCCCAACTTAACCCCATTCTCTACCATCGCAACCTCACACTATCCCATCCCCATTTAATTTTATCTTTGGCGATTAGCCGAACATTCAAACCAAGCACCATACAACCCATCACTATCCCGATACTCAAATCAGGAATTACCAAACTACTCATCATCAAGCAATAACCCAATACCCTCCTACTCCTACTCCTCATACCATACCTCAAACATCCCATCTTTTTAAGCTCCTTTAGTGGTATTGCTTGTATCTTCCTCTTTGTGTTATAATGTTCTTCCATTATCATACATTCCTTAGCCAAATTATGCTTATAAACCTTTCGTTATGCAGTGTCTTTCTGTTTTAGTGACAAACTACTAACGAATTACAACATATTATACTATTATGTTCCCACTCGCCGAAGGCAACACTATCCCTCATAGAACACAAACCCAATAAGACAATATGGGTATTATGATTATTATTATTGTTGGATAGATATGGATATGTTAGGTAATTATTACTTTTATCGTCGATAAAATAATATTATTAGGTTAGTAGGGGGGGCTTTGGTATAAAGGAATTTGTAATAGTAGTACTTAGTACCTCAAGTATATGGGCCTTATTTAGGTAAAATAGAGCATAAGTAACCCAAAAGTTTAAATAGAGGTAACCCCTGTACATAATATGAAAAATACGACCGATATAATACGGGACCCAACCGCATGCCCTAAATGCGGCAAATGGCCCACCCCAAACGGAACTCATATCGGAGACTTCTGCAAGTGTGTTCCCGGTGGAGAAATAGACTTACCAAAACCCTTTAATGACATTACGCGCCTTGAGGTTATACAAAACTCGGAACGAAAGTTTGTTCAGTGGGATTGCAAAATAGACGTCTCGATTCAGGATTCAGGTCGGACTATGAAAATATTTGTGGAGGATAAATGAGGTCGAAATTCACTAATGCCTCGAAAAATAGGCTTTGCGATTTTTGCAGCAGGTTGCCTCTACACGCAGAAGATAAAATGGTAAGATTTATCCCAGACGGAACTGGGAATTACACACTAAAGCAGGCCTGCATAAGACATTGGATTATAGGAGGGAATAATGAGCACGACAATTAAAATCTCGGATGAGAATCTAGTTTGGTTGAAGGAGATACACAAGACTCCAAACCAAGCACTAAACAAGCTCAGAACAGGTTTCTCTGACCCCGACACCGAAATCCGATTAATCGACCAGAAACTAAGTAAACTAAGTGACGCCATAATCGAGTTAGAGGCCCGTTGTTTTCCAATAGGATGATACCCCAATGCCCGATTTGCGGTGAGCCGATGGTTAATGCAGTAGATTCAATCACCAAAGAAGTAAGTAAATATTTATGGAAGACTACCTGCGGCCATGCCGAAACCCTTCGATTATCAATAGGATGAAATCACCAGGACTGAGATTATGCGACCGCTGCAGAGCTCCGTTTGTTCTGCCGAATCTTGTCAATTATACATTTGCTGTTTGTTTTTTTGACCCCTTAGATATTTGCGATGATTGTATCGCCTTGGCGAACAAAGAATATTGGGACAATAAAGAAAAATCCGGAGAAGAAGAATGAAGAAGAAATTACAAAATTGCGCAAAATGCGGCGAGGAAACCTGGCACATGATAGGCAAAAAACAAGCCACAACCCGCTCAAGTGCTTATACCAGAAGGACAACCTCAGAATGTACCCAGTGTGGAACAAGGGAAATCTCAACAAAATCTAACGGGCGAAGGGTTATATGCCGGAATAACGAGGTCTCGAAATGAGGGTAGCCTTTTCTGGATATTTCGACCCACTACACGTGGGTCATTTAGAGGGACTCAAGTTAGCCAAAAAATTATGTATATCCGGGAAATTGATAGTAATAGTAAATTCAGACCACCAATGCAGATTCAAAAAGGGCTACTCGTTCATGCCCGAAAAAGAGAGGATGGAGATAATGAAATCGCTTAGATACGTTGATGAGGTAGTGTTGAGCGTGGACCAAGACGGAACTCAATGCGAAACCCTCAAGTTAATCCAACCAGACCTATTCGCAAAAGGTGGAGACAGAAAAGCGGATGAAATCCCAGAAGCTAAGGTCTGCAAAGAGCTAGGAATCGGAATTGTCGACGGGCTAGGCAAGAAAATCCAATCCTCAAGCGAGCTAGTAAGTAAATCAAAAAAACATAAGTTTTAAATAGTGAAGCGCCATACAAATATCATGTTATCTAAAAAGGTCGTCAAAAAAAAGAAACTCCAAAGAAGCGGAGATTCGAGCACGATGCTGTTAATTCCAAAGATGTGGGTGAATGATATGAACTGGAATCAGGAGACTCGTTTCATTATGGAGTACCTACCTCACCGAAAACAAATTGTAATCACTGAATATGAAGAAATTAGTAAACCTCAGCCCATCGAACATCCAGATAGTGAAGGACCTGGCGAAGATGAACTCGGACCCCAGGGCTAAACAAGGAGATTTCGGCAAGGCGCTGAATATTATAATCGAACAATGGAACCAGAAGAACATGACGCAGCACAGTACAACGACTGGGTAGACCCAGAATCGGGTATTGAGAAAATCAAGTTGACCAAGAATACCAAAGGGTACAACTGGGAAATCAAGCTAGTCGGCAAACCAGAAGACCAAATGGAAAGACTGAAAGTTCTAAATCAAGAGATGAGGGACACTTATGGATGATGTCAGTCATATCCAGCTGGCGATTAATTTTGCTGATTTGATTCGGAGTACACTTGGCCCGAGAGGCATGAATAAGATGATTGTAGCAAAAGGTCAAATCGTCGCACTAACAAACGACGGAGCCACTATTGTTGGGAATCTAAAGGGCGGCAATCCGATTGTTGATTTGTTTAAGCAGTTGGCTAAATCCCAGGAAGAGGCCGTAGGCGATGGAACCACTACCTCAGTCGTATTGGCCGGTAATCTATTAAGTAACGCTCAAGAACTAACCAAAAAAGGCATCCATCCTACGGTGGTGATTAATGGGTATAATATAGCCCTTGCTAATGCTATGAATTTTCTAAAAGGCGTATCCGAAGAGCCAGACAAAGAGAAAATCATGCGAACGGCGTTTGGGACGAAAATCACACCTGAATTAGTAGAGCACTTTATTGATATTCTAAAAGACGCCAAAAATCCAGACGAATTGAAGACTTACAAAATCAAAAGCTCTGACCCGTTCAAAACCGAGATATTCAAAGGGCACATCTTCCAAGGGTTCACTAGAGACGAACAAATGCCCAATCACGTAAACGGTAAAGTAGCAGTTTTGAATTTCCCGGTGAATTTGAAGATGGACAATTTTCAGGTGACCAATGCAAAAGACCTAGTCGAGATAGAAGAAGCAGATGCCAAACTCAAAAGAGGGATTGTTGATAAGCTGAAGGAAATGGGAGTTGAATGGGTATTTTACACCGACACATGCAAAGAATTCGACGCATATCTGACCGAGGCCGGAATCGCCGGCGTAGCCATCTTTAGACCAATTGATATTGATACAATCTGCTTATCTACAGGCAGTAAGGCAATCACAAGTTCTGATTTGATTGATGAGAACCACATAGGCCAGGCCGAGGTCACTTATATGAAAGGAGCCGACTCAAACCCCGGCGCGGTTTACGTAAAAGGCGATTATGAGACTCTAGTTGTCCACGGCCCAACAGACCACGTTCTTGATGAGATTGAGAGGTCATTGGATGATGTACTCAGACTACTTCGACATAATTTGGATATGGTGGTCGGCGCAGGCGCCATTGAGATTCAAACAGCCAAATATTTACGAGAATTACAATTAGGCGGCAAAGAACAATTAGCCATAGAGAAATTTGCTGATGCGATTGAATCCATCCCACTTATCATAGCCGAAAACTGTGGGCTAGACGCGATTGAGACTCTAACGAACCTAAAAGCACTTCACGCAAAAGGTGATTCAAATCAAGGGGTTGATATGGTCTCTGGGATTTCAAACGCTAGAGAGAAGGGAGTTTTCGAGCCCGTCTTGGTTAAACTGCATGCAATCAGCTCAGCAACCCAAGTCACAAATCAAATTCTTAAATTAGATGCCATATTAGCAGGAGAAGGAGATGAAAACTAAAACTACAGAAGAGCTAATCGTAGAAAAAATCAGAGACAGATTCATCGAAAAATACCCGAATGTTTACCAAAATTTCAAAAAACACATGGAATGCTTTGTTAGTTGGATAGTTCAAGAGACATTGAAGGAGGTGAATGATGAGAGTTGATTTTGATATAAAAGACCTGTTTACTTGGTTCTTTATTTTGCTCTGGGCAGCGAATGTTACTTTGTTCTCAGTTTGGATATTTAAATTATTAATAGGAGCAGTGTTCTGATGCCAGACAGAAGAATGAGAGTCCTAATTACTGGGATTACTGGATTTGTGGGTAGCCACATGGCAGAACTTTGTTTAGAGAAAGGTTGCGAAGTGCATGGGACTAACCGTTGGCGAAGCGATACAGTCAACATCAATCATTTAAGAGACAAGATAACACTCCACGAAGCAGACTTAGTTGACCCAGCAGCAGTTAGAGAGGTAATTGAGGAAGTGAAACCGGATTTGATTTTCCATCTAGCAGCACAATCATTCGTAAAGGCAAGCTGGACAAACCCATCTCACACAATGCGGAATAACACGGTTTCTCAGATTAACATTTTCGAAGCAGTTAGGAAGATTCCAGATTACAATCCAAAGATTCAGATTGCCGGCTCTTCTGAAGAATATGGCCACGCGGCTTGTTTGCCGAACCCAATCACTGAAGATGAGCCATTACTACCGCTTTCTCCCTATGGGGTGAGTAAAGTAGCCCAGGATTTACTTGGATACCAATATCATAAGTCATACGGATTGCACGTTGTGCGAACGCGTGGTTTCAATCACACCGGACCCAGGAGGGGAGAGGTTTTCGTATGCGCAACATTCGCTAAGCAGATTGTAGCCATTGAAAAGGGACAACAAAAAACAATCAAAGTTGGGAACCTGGAAGCGATAAGAGATTTCACTGATGTGAGAGATATGGTTAATGGTTACTGGCTAGCGCTTGAAAAAGGCGAAGCCGGAGATGTTTACAATATTTGTTCTGGGACAAGAGGAGCCTACACGATGGAATCTATCCTCCAAATGCTGATTGACCTCTCAACGGCAGAAATCAAAATAGAAGAAGACCCAGAAAGAATGCGCCCATCCGACTTGCCTACTTTGGTTGGAAGCGCAGCTAAGTTCCGGACTAAGACTGGCTGGAGACCAAAAATCAAAATGGAACAAACTCTAAAAGATATAATTGAACACGAGAGGTCAAAATGATAGAATCTGTTTGGGTAACAATATTTAGGGCGCTAATTGTTGGATTAGTTATGGGTGTCTTTTGGGCTTGGAATAAAAAGGCTGCTTTCGCTATTTGGTTTGCTGCGGTTCTTATGCTATTGGCTTCATTTATTTTTCTTCCAGCAACTGAGATTGTTGACAGCTTGCATTGGGGTTTTTGGAATTGGCTTGCCATGTTAATTTCTGTTACCGTAGGGGGCGCAATCGGGGAGGCTGCGTATAGGGAGGTATTCAGATGACTGACTTTGTTGACTACACAATGCGAGGGGGAAGTCATCCGGACAAAGAAATCGACGCAGTCGAAGTTAACATAATGCACCAAGCTTTCCAAGACTTTGTAGGAAATCCCAGATACCAAGAAAAGGGATTAAGGTGGACTTACAATTGGACATATTTCTCTGCTTTTTACTGGACTCAAAACCCAGAGTTATTGAAGATTCACTACACTAAAAAGATGCAACCACATTACCTGGAGATTGAGGTCTCAACCTTTTGTAATCTAAAATGCAAGATGTGCGAACACACCCACTGGAAAGAGAAGAACAAGAACATGACTTTCGAAGAATTCAAGCACATTGTAGACCAGTTCCCACAATTGAAGTGGATTGGGCTAACAGGCATCGGAGAATCTTACTGCAATCCAGAATTTCCAAAGATGATGGATTACATCAAGAAGAAGGGGATTTATATTGAGAATTTCGATAATTTTATCTACATGAATGAGGAAAACGCACAGCACTTGGTTGATATTAAGATGGACAAGCTGTATGTTAGTTTGGACGCCTCCACGAAGGAAACCTACGAGAAGCTAAGAGAGGGCTCAAGTTGGGATAAAGTAATCGAAGGAATCAAGCGGCTAGACAAACTAAAGCGCGAAGCAAACTCTCCATGGCCAGAATTCTGGTTCCACATGATTGTCTCGTCAGAGAATATTCACGAAATGGTCCCTTACTTGGATATGATTGATTCCCTCGGGGTTGATTGCAAAAGAGTCCAGTTCACCCAAATCCTCCACACCTACCCAGAGATTGAAGGAATGGAGATTGGAATCACAGACGAGCAAAAAGATGCGGTAATGAAGCGCGCAGCAGAATTAGGACTAAGAGTAGGCTTCAACGTCAATACTGTCAATAAGAAAGATATGAAAACTTGTTCTGCTTGGAGTATGCCCTTCATCTTTGTTGATGGTACCGTCATCGCATGCTGTTCGCAGAACGAACAGAACGACAGACCATTCCAGGTCAGAACTGCTTTGGGCAACGTACTCAAAGAAGACATCAATGTAATTTGGGAAAGATTCGAAGAAATGAAGGCGCAAAACCAAAGAGGCGAAGTGCCAGCAAATTGTGAGAGATGTATTCTGTATAAGCAAGGAGGCTGCGATGCGTCTTAAAGAATATATCAAGAGCCTACTGGAAGACGTGAATTTTGGAGACATTATTGTGGCTGAAGTAAGAATGGACGATAAGCTAGAGGTCGTTGACGACGGAGCCCAAATAATTAAATTGACCCTAATTAAGAGACAATGAAAATTCTTCTAGTTAATCCGTCTTGTTGGATTTATGGCGGAGCCGAAAGGGTAATTGTCCAATTAGCTAACTGGCTAACCAACAGACATCACGAAGTGAATATTATCACAACAGAAATGTGCGACGACATGCGCGCAGACCTAAAAGAAGCCAGATTAATCTTCTGTGACGACTTTCCATCAATGCACGTCTTTTTGCAGCAAATAGTTGACGACTTTGATATTGTTAATGTTCATAATGACCCAGGGCATTTGATGGTTTTCCCAAAGAAGGCTAATGTTACTTGGCTCTGCAATGAGCCGCCCCACCACGAAAATCCGACCCCAAAAGAGAACGATTTGCGATGCACTAAGGATTTCAAGGTTGTTGTCGGAGACGAATTCAACGCAGCAAGATTTCTAGCTCTTTACAAGAAGAAAGCTCATGTAATCAACTACGGAATAGACTGGGAGTTCTTCTCGAATAGTGATTATGGGCATCCGCCATCGTACGGCTTCTTCGGCTTAACTGGCGATGATTTTGTAATCTCCCAAATAGGATTCATAGCCCCAACCAAAAACCAGTTAAGAACGATTGAGATATTCAAAAAAATTAAGGAAAAGATTCCGCATGCGAAGTTAGTTCTGGCGGGGAAAGAGGTGCCTGGCTACTTAGACCTAGTAAGGCAGAAGGTAGCAGAGTACGGCTTGATGGGAGATGTGATTTTAACCGGATTCCTCCCCAGAGAAAAAATCAGAGAGCTTTACAATATCTCAGATTGCTCAATCTTCCCAGGGGCAGGCCAGGGTAATTTTTTATCAGTATTTGAATCAATGAGCGCGGGTTGCCCTACGTTTGTCGCAGACACAATCCCTTGCTCATCAATCCTAGCAAAAAACAAAATAGGAAACGTATGTAAGTCAGATGAAGAATTTGTAGAGAGCATATTAGAGTTTTCTTGTACTGACAAAGATAAAATCGCAATCCAGACAGTTACCGAAAACATGTGGGTAGAAGAGAATCTGACTTGGGATAAATTCTGTAGCAAAATGTTTGAGGTGTTCAATGAAGATAAATAGAACTGAACATAACTGCGCCCACAAAGAAGGAGTACTTTATGAGATTCATTATGCCGGATGTGAGCATGCTTGCCCGGGATGCTACGCTAAAGAGCTACAAGACCCAGAAAGCGGAAGAGATATGAAAGTCTCCGAATTGCTAAGCTTAGTTAAAACAGAAGCGATTGACGGAGTCTGCCTTCTCGGCGGAGACCCGCTTTTTCAAGCAGAAGATACAGCAGTTTTCCTAACTGCACTAAAAGCAGCAACAGACTTGCCAGTAACAATGTTCACAGGATATACTCGAGACGAAATAAGTAGTGACCCAAACAAGGAGATTGCATTCCAACTATGCGACAAGGTAATAACAGGAAGATATGACTCAACTAAAAGAATCAAGGGGAGAATTGGTAGTTCAAACCAAAGAGTATGGAGGAAAGAATGAGAGTCCTAATTACTGGTGTAGCTGGATTCCTTGGGACGCATGTGGCAGAATATTTCACCAAAAGGGGATGGGAAGTTGTTGGGATTGACAACCTGACTGATTATGAATTAGTTAGAGCAAATTTTGATACCAAAAAATCCAGGGAGCACAATCTGAAGTTTCTGGAAAGCTTGGGGGTTGAGTTTCACAAGGCAGATTGTAGAGACGTCACAAGCAATAGCTTCAAGGGAATCAATTTTATTATACACTGTGCGGCGCAGCCGGCAATGACAATAGCAATAGAGGACCCAGCTTATGACGCCAGCAACAATGTAATGTCAGTTGTAAATATGCTCAACATCGCTCGAGTACAGGGAATTCCATTCGTGAACTGCTCATCAGTCCATGTCTACGGAAACGATATTAACAACGAGCTAACAGAAGATACAACCAGATTTGTAAATGATATAGCCGAGTTTGATGAGGGACTAGCTATATTAAAGGGAGACCTAACTCCATTGCATGTTAGCAAGCGCTCAACCGAACTATACACCCAGGCTTTCGCCGAAACATACGGGATGAGGACCGCGTCTTTCCGATTGACTGGTATGTATGGGGAGAGACAGTTTGGAGGCATGGACCACGGCTGGGTAGCCAACTTCGCCATTCGAACAATCAAAGAAAGACCAATAACAATCTTCGGTACAGATAAGCAAGTCAGAGACATTCTTTATGCTGAGGACGCAGCTAGAGCTTTTGAGATGTGGTTTAACACAGGCGCCAAAGGAATCTATAACATCGGCGGAGGAATAGACAATGCAATCTCTTTGGGCGAATGCCTAACTGAGCTATCAATCATAAATGAAGCACACCAAACTATCAAAAAAGAACCAGGAAGATTCGGAGACTTATACTACTTCGTATGCAACTACAAAAAAGCAAAGAACATGTTTGGGTGGAAGCCGAAAATAGGCCCGACAGAGGGGCTCAAGAGAATCAGTAAATGGATTAAAGAGAATGAGGAAATTCTATGATAGGAATAATCCCAGCCGCAGGCAAGGCAACAAGGCTGGCTGGAATCAACAAAGCACTACTTTACTACAGAAGGAAAAGATTAATCGAATTCCCACTAGAAGTAATGCACAAGATTGGAATCAACAGAGTAATCATTATTCAAAATGGCGGAAGCATTCCCACTTATCTTGGGACAGAATACAAGGGCATGAAACTGGAGTATGTCGAACAGGTACACAGAAGGGGGATTGCTCATGCGATTTACTTGGCTAAGGACAAAGTAGACGATGATGTCTGCGTGATACTTGGAGACATTTATTACAACGGTTCATTAGCGGATATGAGAAAACATCACAAGCAAGTTGGTGGCTGTTTGGTAGGCGTCCAGAAGGTCGAAGACAAAGCGTTAATTAAGGAGTCATACGGAATTAATAAAGATTCCGGAAGTTTTATTGAAAAGCCAAAAGATGTTGAAGTATTGGAACCATTACTAGGTTTAGGAATATATATGTTCGATAGTACCCTATTTGACTGCATAGATAAAACTCTCCCCGACGAGGAAGAGCAACTCCAAATCACAGACGTCCTCAATAAGTTTGATTCAGTTGATTATCACGAACTAGACGGAATTTACAAAAATATAAATAGGGAGGAAGATAAATAAAGTAATGGGCCCACGGAGAAAAAGAGGCAAGCTTGAAAAGGTGATAAGATACAGTCCGATGAAAGACCCTATCGGAACTTATGTTCCATATTGCTCTTTCCCATGCCACCCCGGATTCCCTCTCAGACCAAGACAATGTGAGGGGAGAGAATGCAAACATTATAAAAAACTAAGAATATGATAATAACAATACCATTCAAAACACCGACGATAAACCATCTCTATGGCCAGCACGGTGTCAGAAAATATCTCAAGCCGGAGGCGAAAGAATTAAGAAAAAGAATCAAGGAGATTGTGGACGACACACCAGCAGACCCAATAAGAGAGCCCCCAGTAGAGTTGGCAGTTACTGTTTATGTGTTCGAAGACTGGTACACGAAAAAGGGAACCCCAAAAAGGAAGGATGTCGCCAATAGGGAAAAGTTTTTAATAGACAGTGTGTTTGAGGCTTTGGGGATAGATGATAAACAAATATTCCAGCACACGATGAAGAAGGTTCAATCAAAAACTGAGGGCTGTCAAATACTGATAGAAAGATTCAATGGATAAGAAAAAAATAGTAATCAAAGGGAACGTGTTTAATCCTACTGGTATCTCGACGGCAAATCGAGAGATTTGTAAGGCGCTTCTAAAACTCGGAGAAAAAGTCCAGACTACTGATTTATGGAGAGACAGCTGGGAGTTTAATGAAGGATTAGAAAAACTGAACAAACCAATCAATGCTAAGACCGCAGAAACTGTTACAATTTTTGCAGACTATCCTTCTTATTTCCACGATGCGTTTGGGACCCCTTATGCCTTTTTCTTACACGAAGGAACCAAGTTGCCGCCAGGATGGGAACATCAGTTCAACCAGATGAAGAAGGTTTTTGTGCCAAGTAAGGCCACTAAGAATTTATTTAGGTGGAATGGCGTCGGAGCGCCGATTGTCGTTGTCCCATACGGAGTAAGCGAGATATACAAACCAAAAGAATTCCCGAAGGAAGAACAATTGGGAGACTTCACATTTTTGTCAGTAAATTCTTGGACCGGTTTCCCGAAGGATAGGAAGGGAACAGATTTGCTAATCAAAGCATTCCATGAAGAGTTCAAACAAGATGAGCCGGTAAAGTTGGTCTTGAAGATTGGTACTTTCTGGGACCCCCAACCACCTGAACACTACATGGCTGGGATAAAACACATAGCTGGCGAAGCGAATCCGAATATTGTTTTTAATTCAGAATACGCACCAGAAGCAGACCTGGCTGAATATTATCAAAAGAGTTCTGTTTTTGTGGCACCGACAAGAGGAGAGGCTTTCGGATTAACCATCCTTAATGCAAAGGCGTGTGGCATGCCAGTTATCGTTACGAAAGACAGAAACTCAGGTCACATGGATTTCTGCAATGACAACTCTACTTTATTCATTGAATCAGACGGAGTTGAGCAAGCAGACCCAAGATTTTATTGCGAAGGCAACATGTGGGCGCAGCCAAATTTAGAATCCCTAAAAAAACAAATGAGAAAGGCTTATGAAGATTATAGCGTTCTCAAGCATAATGCCATGAACCGAGCGACTGAGATTGCCAGAGAATATACCTGGGAGAAAACAGCAAAAAAATTGGTGGAAGAGGTTAATGAAGATTCTGACGTTCGGGGATAACCCTAAAACCTCAACTGGCTATGGGCAAACTTGGGATAATTTATTGAGCCGATGGAGGAAGTCTCGACCTGATTGGGAATTGTTTCATGTTGGTTGGCAGAATTGGGACCGCCCACACAAGACCGCCGAAGGCTATACTATGTTACCACGTGGGGGTGATGACTATGGCTCAGACGTTCTGTTTGATAATCTTATGAACATAAATCCAGACATCTTAATCACAATGGCCGACATCGGGCTACAGGGAGGATATATCGACCCAATTTTTAAAGCTAGGAAGTCCGGCTGGACTGGAAGATGGATTGCATATAATCCGGTAGATAATGAGTCCTGGGAATATTTGGTGTGGAATAAGATTCTTGAAGTGCCAGATGTGAATGTCGGAATGTCGGAATGGAGCGCAATCTCCATGAGAAACCATGGGGTTGAAAACGTAGAGTGTATCTCGCTGGGAGTTGATACAAAAGAATTCAAACCAATAGAAGCCAGAGAAGAATTAAAAAAACAATATGGGTTAAAAGACAAGTTTGTAGCTGGATTTGTTGGGAGAAACCAACGAAGAAAAATGCTGGCCTATCTCGTAAAGGGATTTGCTAATTTTAGTAAAGGAAGGGATGATGTGAAGCTACTCCTACACACAGATTCTGTACCAATGAAGAAACATTTGGGCTGGTTGCTTGATGCGCTCAACGCGAAGGCGGAGGCCGAACAAGACCCAGATATAATCAAACTAAAGAAGATACAAACTACCAAAACTAACCTCAATCCAGGAACAAGGCAAAGAATCCAGCCCGCCTCAATGAATGAGATTTACAACCTAATGGATGTCTTCTGCTACGCCACTGGCGGCGAAGGGTTCGGTTTGCCTGGAATAGAGTGCCAATCAGCTGGAGTGCCCCTTATGATGACTCAGACGTCCTCCTGTGACGAATTAACCGGTAATGGTACCCATGGGACAATAATCCCCGTTCTGAAGGATTCATACGGAAGAATGGTGGTTGAGATAGGCTCAAACGGGATTGAGAACTGCGTCCCAGATGATAAGGAGATGGCTAGACTGCTTGAGATTCAGTACAAAAACTGGAAGGCTGGAAAACTAAAGGAGAAATCCGAAGAGGCTAGAAAGTTCGCTTTGAATTACGACTGGGATATTATAGCTGATAAATGGATTAAACTAATTGAGAATGAAAAATGAGGACAATTCAGAGCATATTAAAGAAGAGCGGATACCGGGAAAATCAGCTTGAATATTTCTTAGCGAAGTGTTATATTGATTTCATATACTTTGCAGAAAACGTTTTGGATTTTCAGATTGCAGATTATCACAGAGAGTGGCTCTCACTCGCCGAGAAGCATAACAGACTTTGCATCATCGCCTTCCGTGGAAGCGGGAAGACTTTCTTCTTCGCCGCATATTATTTGTGGAAAGCCATATTTCAATCTCCAAAAGAAACATTAATCATATCAAAGAGGGAGTCTCAGGCAAAGGGGGTTCTGAAAATCGTAAAGTCATTTCTGCAAGACAACGAGCTACTTAAACAATTCATCCCAGAGAGCCGAGAGGCAACATGGAAGGCAACGGAATTAGAACTAATAAACGGGTCAGTCTTTTATTGCAAACCGTATAATGAGAGTGTTCGTATGTTCCATCCCGACGACGTTTTGTGTGACGAGATTGGGGAGTATGACGAGAAGGATATTTTTTGGACTGCTGTGCTGGGGACAGTTCAGCTAAAGAAAGGAAATGTTATAGGCATCGGAACACCAAAGTCAGCAGCAGACCTTCTAGCAGAATTGAAAGAGAATGATGTTTACATGTGCAAGGAGTACCCAGCCGAGCAAGACGGCAAAGCCTTATGGCCACAGAAATATACAACACTCCCCCATGACACAGACACACAAAAAAGTCTTGTTTTAATTAAGAGAGAAATGGGAGCGTTGGCTTACGCCCAGGAATATATGCTCCTACCGATGAGTTCTGCTAACTCGCTTTTCCCATACGAGCTTGTTGGGAAATCATTAGTCGAAGAAGACTTCCTCCCATACGGCAAAAAAGAGGAGAAATATTACATAGGCTACGACGTTGCTCTTTCGCCGAAAGGCGATTACACAGTAATGTCAGTATTGTCTGCCAGTTCAACCGGGAAAAACTTAGTCAAAGCGTACAGATTCAGAGCTGGATTCGAAGAACAACGTACAAAGCTAAAAAAATTATATGATGACTTCAAGCCAACGAAATGTTTCATAGACGCAACAGGGCTAGGGGAGAAGCAAGCTATTGATTTACAAAAGGAATACGGAAACTTAACAGCTGTAAAGATAACCTACGACGACAAAATGAAGATGCTACTTGATTTGAGACAAGAGTTCGAGAGAACAAACATCTCACTACCGAACAAAAAAGAAACAGAAGCGTATGGATTCACACAGCATCTAGTGAGAGAACTTAACGACATGGGTCTGAAGGTCGACATGCGCGCCGGGCAAACAACGAGACCAAAGTTCTTCTCAGGAAAGAATGATGATTGTGTCATGTCACTAGCCTTAGCCAACAAAGCCACCCAAAATCAATACGGCGAGGTCTCATTTAGAGGAATTGATTGATTTGACTATAGGCGTTCTTAGAATGTTCATTGTGACATATCCCCTCGTCGCATCGAGGCTGCCATCTTTGTCTCTTAGAATAATCGTCTTATAAAACTCCTCAACCAACTTCCCCCTGTTGAGCTTGTTCTTTTTACAATACTTCCTGATGTCATCCCTAATCGACTTATTAATCTTGACAGTGTCCATCTCATCGTCTGGATAATCATAATCACCTACCCTCACCATTTAAATAAAAAGAAGGGCAACTATTTAAAACCTTCTGTATTGGATTCACAATGGCTAAGAATAGTGCAAAAGTAAGCAAATCTGCTTCAATCCGTGGTTTGGAAGATGAGTATGTCCCGCATGCTACCACATGGGGCATAGACAAAAACCTCTTTACTAGCGAATTGGGCACGAGTGTTAAGACTCTCTACGATACGGTTAAGAAATCTCCAGAGGCTGTTGCGTGTATATCGGCAATAGTCGAAGACATTATGGCAGACGGCTGGAAGTATGTAAGCCAAACAAGGTCAAGCGGAACAAAAACACTCGAGGATGCAAAAGAGTTCGAGAAGCAATCCAGATTTTTCAAAGTATTAACAGACGCCCTTTGGGAGGTACTAACTACTGGAGATGCTTATATTTTGAAGCTTGGCATAGACGTTGATAAGCTCAAATCAATCCTGGGCAAAATGAGCCGAGCTGTAGCAAAGTCGCTTAATGTAAAGGGATTCTACAAGAAGAACACAGTTGTTGAGTTGGTTAAGCAGGCAAAGTTCGACAAGCCAAAAGACCTTCAATTGCTAAAGGCGTCAACTGTTACAATCAACTTTGATGATACCGGCGACGTTACTTCGTACCAACAGAAAGTCGGCCAAGCAGAGAGGGTCTATAAAGCAGAGGACGTAATCCATTTAACCTTCAACAACATCGGCGGAGGCCCCTACGGATTCACACCACTAGAGCCATTACTATCCGATATTGCTACATTAATTTTCGCGAAGGAATTCGCTGGTAAATATTTTGAGAACGATGGAATTCCATTCTTTATGTTCATGCTCCCAGACGCAAGCCCAAACGATAGGAATTACAAGCTACTAAAGAAAGAATTGAAGGAGCTGAAGAAGAAGGCAGATAAGTACAAAAGCATGGTTATGACCGGGAATGTTGAGTATGACCAGCTGAACAAGTTTAACAAAGACATGGAGTTCGCAAAACTAATCCAGCACTTCACACAGATTGTTCTAATGGCATTTGGAGTGCCAGCACACAGAATCCATTTCACATTCGACGCCAAGGGTTCAGCATCAGAGTTGGGTAAAGTTGAATCCGGATATTACAAGAAGATTTCATTCTATCAAAAATCCCTAGAAAACCAACTTAACAGAGAATTGTGGGATGCTTTCAATGTCTCACTAAAGTTCAATCGCTCTTATAAGATTGATGAAATCAGGGAGGCTGAAGTAATTAGAATCCTCTCAGAAATTGGAGCCGTTACAATAGAGGAAGCTAGAGAGAAGATAGGTATGGACCCACAGGTCCCAACCGGAACAATGCCAAAGGCAATCGGAAGCGACAAAGCCATAAATGAGACGGCAGACAAAAAGAGAGAAGCAGGGATTGAGGGCAAGAAGCCCGAGGAGAAAATGGATAACAAAGTGAAATCAATGGACGCTATCGAGGTTAGCTTTGATAGGTTTGTTGTGATTGTTGAGGCGAAAGCCGGGCTGGGTGCATTCGATAATGCTAATGTTTTGTATTACGAAACAGAAACAGAATTCGTTATGTTCTTCCATGATGGCCAGTGGAAATATAAATCCCGAGTGAAGAAAGGCGGAGAATTCACTATAAACAACCTGAGAAATGCCACTAAAATCTTGATTTAATTTAAATAAAATAATCCTAAAAATTATAAAGAAGTTTGAACTCTCATTTCTAAGATGCCAAAGAAACTAGATGAAATTCACGACGCGGTAGCGAGAAATCTTAGAGGTAAAATTAATCCTCGTACTAAAAAGAAATACACCGAAGAAGAGATTTGGGCAATTGCTCGGGCTCAATATAACAAGCAGAAAAACTTCACATTTAAATCATTGATTTCTAATTCTTGGGAAGAGGAAGTAGCTGTAGATAAAACCGTTTCTGAAACCGGCAAGGCCAATAAGAGATTCGTAGAAGCTACTGTTTCTGGATTGAAAGAGGATAGGGAAGGTGATATGATGACTCAGCATGCTATCGACGATATGATTGTTCAATTTAAATCTGGTAAGGTTCCATTCTTTGCTGACCACGGAATGGAGGCAGCAAGTTCACAGTATAGTTGGAAAGGCATCATGGGTGTATGGGTAGATGCGCACCAGGAAGATGATAAGCTTAAAGCTGTAGTTAGGCTAAACGAGGCTCACCCAGATGCAGACTTGTTCTGGAAGTATGTGCAAGAGGGAATCCCTGTAGCATTTAGTATTGCTGGCGCAGCTGTTGAAGAGGTATCACCAGCGGAGGAAGGAGAATAATGGCAAAGAAACCAAAGAGATATAGAAAAATTAATTTATTTGAAACAAGCGTAGTTGGAATCGGAGCATATCCAGACGCACACTTGTCGTTAGACGAGGAATCATTTTCTTTAATAAAAGCATTAGGCTTGGCCGATGTGCCAGGAACGGGTGCCTACAAGGAAGACGAACTAAATTTGGAGAACGAAGTAATGGAAGAAGAAGTTGAGACAACTCCAGAAGCTACTGAGACACCTGTCGAAGAGACTACTGAAGAGCCAACTGACGCACCAGAAGCTGAGACCCCAGCAGAAGAGCCAGCCGAGGCGCCTGCAGAGGAAGCAGCTGAACCCGAAGAGGCAGAGAAATCTGCTAATGTTCAAATGGCGAAAGCAATTACGCTTTTGGCAAATGAGCTGAAGAAGTCACGCGGACTGGTCGACGATGAAGAACCCGAAGAAGTAGCTTTGAAAAAGAAGCTTGACGGTATGTCATTGGGCGAGCTAGCATGTATGACTAAGGACGGGCTGGGCAGACCATTATTCTCGAATTTTTAATGGCAGACATTAAGAAAGCCTTGGTTGAAGGTACAAACGCTGCTGGTGGATTCACTGTTCCAAAAGAGTATTCTAACAGGTTACTTGCTTTTGTGAATAAGAAAGCTGTCACTATTCAGGATATGGATGTTCGTCAGATGGGTACCGACGTAAGGTACATCCCTAAGGTAACAGACGGGACCACTGCATACTGGGTTGCTGAGACTGCTGCTATAACAGAAGCTCGACCAAGCTACGGCCAGATTACTTTAACAGCTAAGAAAGTCGCTGCTCTATCTCATGTATCATCCGAACTATTGGAAGATAACAATGTTGATATTGCTAACCATTTGGTAGAACAAATGGGGACTGACGTATCTCTCGCTATTGATAACGAGATTTACAACGGTACAGGCGGAACTTTTAATGGGTTAAGGTATACAGGTTCTTTCTCAAATGCCGTGGACGGAAGTGGAAACATTAACGCTACTGCTGCTGACGGAACTGGGTCTACGATTACAGGCGGTGCGATTGCACTTAGCTATGTAGCAAAAGCAATTACTGAAGTCTTGAAAGATAAGCACGACCAGCCAGATGTTTCCTATTGGAACCCTCGAACTGTCGGAAGCTTGATTCAATTGACTGATGGAAATGCTAGGCCGATGCTGAACCAAGAAACATTCGGAAGTCCGCTCCTAAGAGAGGGTACTATGTACACTCTTTACGGAACAAAGGTTAGGAGTTCTACCCAAGTGCCAATTAATTTGACATACGGTACAACTGCAGCTTTGAGTGGTGCTTGCTCGGATGCGCTTGTGGGTGTTAGTAAGATGTTCGGTATCCTGGGACAGAGAAGGAATTTCATCTGGAAACAGGACTACACATTGTCAACTGACCACTATAGCTATCAAACTACTGCTCGTATGGCTTTTGCCATCAAATACGCTGACAGTTATTGTTTGATTAGAGGCATCACAGATTAATCCTAAATTTTTTTATTTTTTCCTTTTATTTTTTAAAGGAGTAGCGAAGCAAGTAAACTATCGAAGATAGAAATGGTAAAGTACATAGAACCCCAAGATGTTTGGAAGCAGTTCGGTTCGAACGCTTTCACGAAAGTAACGGGCGCAGCCCTAGGAACTTCTGATGGTGGGACCACTACCACATTTCAATTCGAGCACGACAAACTTGTCACGGGCTCTACTACAATCTACACAGGCGGAACAGCAACCACTGAAGGAACAATCGATTTAGATAAAGGCGAGGTCACTGCGCTTACAGGAGGCTCCGGCAATGCAATCACAGCAGACTATTGGTATGCGGATATTGAAGACTCAAAAGTACAAGGTTTAATTAATTCTGCGGAGAGTCAGATGGAAGAGATGACTGGCCGAACATTCGACACTGGAAGCACAGTGGAGTTTATCGACGTGGTAGACAATGAAAATGAGTACTTCACTGAGAAATATCCGGTAATAGCATTCACCACAATGCAAGTAAACACGGCTAGCTCCATAACAGACACTCCAGCTTATTCAACATCAACAGAGGGTTTGGGGAATGATTTCATCTCAAATGCAAATGACCTGAAGGCGGGTCGATTCCAGTTCATTGATAATTTTCCTCCCTATTCCGGAAGAGACAGAATAAAAGTAACTTACACTCATGGCTACACAACGGCGGAGGGCGGATATTATTTGGCCCAAGAGTTAGCAACATTACTCACAATGCGGACTATGACTAACTCCGCTATCTACAAAGCAATATTCAAAGGACAAGATAACTTTTCCCCTACGCGGCTCGCAGAGCTAGACGACAGAATAACAGAGTTAACTAATCTTTTGAAATCCCAAAGTATAGGGAGGATATAACGAAGTTATGGCACTAACAAATAGTAATGTTTTCGCAGAAAGCTACAGCATAGTTAAAACTTTCATAGAGTCTATTTCTGGGATTGACCCGAGGTTAAGGTTCAAATCAAATTACATCCACGCATCAATGCCTCACGTTAACGATAAGGGGTTCAATGGGTACCCATTTATTATTCTTCAGGTATCTCTTTCCGAAGACATGAAGACCTTCGACGCGACTACTTCAGAGAAAGAGTTTTCGGTACTTATGACAATTTATTCAGACCAGGCAACTGAGATAGATACAATGGCAGACCTAATCCATGCAAATTTTAAAGACGAAACAAAGCTAACAGAATTCAAGGCCAGGGAGATTGCTAGTTCTGATTTTAATTGGAACATGGATGAGAACGGACGTAAAATTCACAATAGGGCTGTTGGATTTATGATGAAGGTGAGAATATAATGGCAGGATTAATACAGCTACAAGTGACCGGAATTGAGAATCTAATGAAAAAATTGGGGCGGACTAACCGTCAAATGAAGGGTGAGATTACCAGAACACTAAGAGAAGTAGGCATGGACGGGTTGCAATTCGCTCGAAGCAGAGCACCTGTTTTCTCTGGAGAACTACAAAGTAAGATTATAGCGTTTCCTCAATCGAATAATGTATGGGTAGTGGCGAGTAACCCAACAAACGACGGCTTCCCACTTAACGTGGCGTTTGACGAAGGCAATTTTGGTAACATGACAATGAAAGGCCCAGGGGGAAAACGAGTACCCTTCAGGCCTAGAAATCCTTCCCTAAATGTTGGTTTTATGAAGAAGACCAGTAGAAAGATGAGGCGGGATTTAAATGATAAATTGAGGATACGAATTGAGCGTCTGATTGCAGAGGCATAAGAGAAGAAAATTTTGGAGGAAATAATGGCATTAACAAACAACAAGGCATGGTACGATAAAGCATTCGTTAGCGTGAGCGTTGCTGGTGGCTCAGAAGTTCAGCTTCGAGCGAAAACAAACACTATGAATATCGCTGGTGGTGGTTTCGATATTGAGTCAATGGAAACATTTGGCGGAAAGATTAAGAGACAAACCACACGAGACGATTTCGAGATTGGGTTTGATGGGATTCCAACAAGTCTACAAGACTTCGACTGGATTTTCCACGGCGCATCGGACACAGCGGCTTCGATTACATCTAGTTCGGTTTCTGACTATAGGGTCACTATTCTATGGACAGATGAGACTGGGATTACCGCAGCTACTCAGGCAATCGCAACTGCGTCCGAAGCATATCGAGAATTTTATGCAGGTTGTAATATGACTAGCTTAGAAAAATCAATGACAGCAGGAGAACACTTGACTGCGACAATGAATTTCAAAACTGCATTCGAAGATGACGCCGGTAGTGTAAACTTTAAGAAAGAGGTTTCACTAACATCAAGCGCACTAACTGCAGCAGGAGCATATACAACAGCAAATAAATTTTGATAACTGATATGGATGTAAAAAAAATCACAGAACAGAGAAAGACTACTTTTACTGTATCTGGGATACCAATTTATTTATTAAAAGATTTTAAATCTTATGCGGAGAAGGAGTGTGGGAACTCCTATCCCGTCGCCATTTTTCAACTTATGAAAACAAAGCAAATGTACGAGAGCATGATTCCACTTATTTCTCAGTTAATTCAAGAGGTCGAAGACCTCAAGACACCAACTAAATCAAAGGAGATTTTAACTTTCGGATGAGCAAATTATCAAATCTCGTAGGTAAGTCGAAGACTTTCACTATTGCAGGAATTGAACTTGAAATCAAGCCGAGAACCGTAGAGGACATTGACTTGATTATGGAGCTAGCTGATGAATCCAAGAAAGCAGGCGCCATGAAAGAGATAGTCAAGAGAACTTTGAAGGATGCTGTCCCAGACGCAACCGACGAGGAAATCAATCAAATCGGTTTCGAACATTTCAATGATATTACTAAAGCAATTGTGGAGGTCAACGGATTAGATGCAAAGACCGCTTGAGATTCAGCAGCAATTAAATAGTAAGCCCCACTCAAATGCAGTTGGAAACTTGTTTTATGTTTTAATGAGTAGATGCAATCAGTCTTATTCAGACATAATGAATATGCCGATACCAATGGCACTACAGCTCCTGAAGAATATTGAGATGGAAAACAAAGAAATGGAAAAACAAAGAAAAAAAGGTAACAAAAAAAGATGGTAGCAAATGATATTGTAATTAATCTAAGGGTGATAGACGAAGCATCTGGGCAAATGAAGCGTGTTGGCCAGAATATGAGCCAATTCTCTAAAGAGATTAAACTATCTGGACTATCGGCTAACCAGGTAGGAAAGGAGTTCCGAAACATGAACCTAAAAATAAACGACACTGGGGAAGCCGTTAACCAACTTACGGGCCAAACAATGAGTGTTGGCAAAGCTATGGCCGACGCTCAAAAAAACACAAGGCGTTTCAAAATGGAATTTTTGGGAGTTATGTTTTTCGGGATGCAGCTAATGAGGACGTTCAAGGGATTGACCGTCGGAACAACAAAATTCTTTATGAAGGTTACAGAAGGTCAGACCGATGCAGGAAGGTCGGTCACTAAATTGTCAGCAAGTTACGAGTTCCTAAAGTTCAGCCTGGGGAATGCAATCGGTGAGATGGTGAAATCAATGCCGTTCCTGATGGATATGCTCAACGCTGTTTCTGGCTGGATTGAAAATAACCAGAAACTTGCAGCCGGTATTACATTAGGTCTCTTGGTGACCGGTACTGGTCTATTCGCATTTGCTCAACTCGGTCTTGCGACACAAGCTCTTGATAAAATGTTCCCTGCCGTTGCTGGAGCAATCAAGGGTGGCTTCGCTGGTATATTCGGAAAAGGATTAGTGATAGGAGTATCAATCTTTTTTGCGCTAGAGATGTTCGAGACATTACAGGAGGGCTTAGACTTAGAAGATTGGAAGAAAATTGTTATCAGCTTTTTAGGCTTAGCGGGGGTAGGAGCGCTTTTGGGATTAACCTTCTTAGGTGGTCTTGGCGGAGCAGCCATCGGGGCGACAATCGGAATCTCTGTTGGGGCGATTATAACATTTAACTACGAATTCAAGGAAGAGGGAATATCTGAGGCGGAGTCATTTATAAAAACAATGGGGCCATCCATATTGGCAGGAGATGTTCCCGGAGCAGGGGGCCCTACACTACTGGGTATAGGCCCATTCGGTCTAAAAATTTCTGACTTCGAAGGGTTTTTCGGCAGTATTCTAACTGCAGCCAAAGACGTATTCACTCCACTCACTGGAATAATAAACGAGGTCGGTTTTATGATTGCTTCCCCAAGGAAAGGAAGCTTCCCTTTGGTGTACTCATTAATGGAAGCAGAAAAAGAATGGGTGACCATGTCTGACCTGGCGCAGGTTGAGACGCAAGAAATCATAGACAAATTAGACACAATCCCAAGGGAGATTGTGACAATCCACAGAGTGATAACTGTTTACGAAAGCGGGAGGTCAAGTGCATTTTGATGGCATGGATTGACGAACTACTAGCAGACATGGAAAGAATCCCGAATGAAGTTATCTCCAAGGTGATAGCCGACGACGTAATGGAAGAACTTCAAGACCAAATAAATCGACAAAGTGGAGGTATAAGATAATGGCAGACGCACGGCTTTCGAATTCGTCAGTTACTTCAGCCGCAATTAACATTGGAGCATCTGAAGTGCTTTATAATCACAACAACCTGATAGAAGAAAACCCTATTCCCGGACTATTCAGCGCAGACCCAGATAGTTTAACCGGTAATGCCCAAACGGAGATGCAGTGGATGGGCTGGGTTAATCCAACATATAAAGTCCAAGGTGTTATAGACCAAGACGGGACCGGAAGCACAAGACTCACTTGGGACCTACTTAGAGACTTCGCGACGAACACTTCTTCTGACTTGTATTTGTTCGATGACAGATTTTGCTCATCAGGGGTGAAGGTTTTGATTAGTAATTTCTCCACTCCGAGACAAGCAAGGTATAAGAACTCAGAGAAATATATTGTGAGCATAAATTTAGTGGAGACGTTATGAAGGTTCCTCAGTATCGGGTTGAGTGGACTCCCGTCGGGGGAAGCGCGCAGAACATTAACATCTTGGCTTTGCGTTCTACCACTGGGATAGAGGCCATAAAAGACACGTTTCAAATTTCATTTGTCGACGACGATAACACTTACGCATTCGACTTGAATGATAGAATTAAGATTTATCTAAACTACGTCGAAGACGCAGAAGTCTTAGTCATGGATGGGCTTGTTCAGTCTGTTGGAGGCAAATCCGATGAAAGGAATAATAAAAAATCAATCAAGGGCTCCAATATATTTGAGGTAATGATTACTCATCAGGTTATTGGGGATTCTGATTCCGCAGACACTCCAAAAGTGCATGACATCATTCAGAATTTATTGGGTCAGACCAGAGACATCGAACCTACATCCAGGCAAATAACGTGGAATGGTGCCAACCCATCATTAAAATCAGACGGCTCAACAGCCTTCCCAGACAAAGAATATCACACTCAATATAAGCCGTTGGCCGAACACCTAGAGGCTCTAAGTGCAGACGAGTATACTGAAGACGGCCAATACATCTATTATCTTGACACTGGAAATACATTGGTTTGGAAGCCAAGGCCCCAAACAATTACGGGCTCAATTGATTATGGCACTAATACAATATCAATAAATAGGCAGAAGAATAATGATGAGACAGTCAACTTTTATATTATCAACTGTGGGAAGGACATCAGTTCTGTTAGTGGTGACCCAGCCAGACCAGCTGGCGCAGCAATCCATACTTACAAAATCAACGAAACCTCAATTGGAAAACACGGTGCCAGATACAAATATGAAGCATGGGAAGACATCGCAAATGAAAGGTATAGGCTAGGAAAGGACACAGGCTCTAATTCTGACTTTCGAGAAGCATGCCAATCTGAGGCTAGAAACCAGGCAGATTCAATAATGAATCTAGCCAGCGGCGGAGTCAATAAGCTAACAATATTCGTTCCAGGCTCAACATCTTACGTCGCCGGCGACAAATACCAAATCTCGATGCCGCAGTCAGGATGGACGACGAGCACCCGTAAAGAATTGAGACTGATGGAGATTGAACATAATTTTAATAAAACTGGCTGGTGGACAACACTAAGCTTCGAGGAGGACTTGTAATGGGAGTAAAGGAATTAGGCAAGTTAATGGGGAAGGATATGAATGAGCAAGACAGAATCAAAACTCAATTCGGTTCAAGCGACGTCGCTTATTATATTAAACTCTTCACTGACAATATGGGTATAAAAGATAGGGGAGCTAGAATTAAGCAAAAAAGTATAGCTGGGGATACTTTAATTTGGGGCTCCCCAGTCTTCGGGATTTGGGGTACAGGCAAATGGGGAAACACGACCAATATCTCATTCGTGCTTGGAAACGCTGCCGCAGCAATTCTTGGGACAAGTAAACTAGGTAGTCAATCAAGCGCCTATTCACTAATCAGAGTTGTCCATCCAAGCCGAATCTATGTAGACACTCTTTATACGACTTTTTTCAAAGACACCACCGCAGCTACAAACGCAACATGGGGAACAACAGGAACGGTCACTTTCACTGGCGGCAATCTAACAGCAACAAGTCTAACGATTTATAAAAACAATGAGACAGTCACTCAGGCGAAATTGACTGCAATTGATTCTGGGAATGTTGTTTATCAGATGTCGGCAGACACAGGCTCTAACTGGGAAACCGTAACATCCGGAACAAATCACGCCTTCACAAATACCGGTCAGGAAATAAAATGGAGGGCAAGCGCAACTGCTAGTGCAAATATTAGCAGTATAGAAATATCCTATTAATTTAAATAAATTAAAAGTAAAGGATATAAAAAGAATTACGCTAGAAGATTATGGTTTTAACACAAGACGGACGTAACGCGGTCAGGGATTATTTAGCTGGTGATTCGCCTGCGGCACCACTTGCGGTTGCTATTGGTACCGGAAGTACGGCAGTCACGGCGTCAGACACCGCATTAGAATTTGAAGTATTCAAACAAACAACGTCCGACACAAAGTCTCCTTTCTTAGTTACGTACGAAATGGTTATGACATCCGTCGACGCCACCGGCAATACTATCACTGAAATGGGTTTATTTAATGAGACGGCAACGACAACAGGAACAATGTTCACTCACAACCTGTTTGCATCAATAGCTAAAACAAGTTCAATAGAAGTGCAGTTCGAACAAAGAATCGAGGTGACAGAATAATGGCTATAGCAAATGGCCAGATTGCAGATGCCGATGAGGTAAACGCCGTGCTCCCCCCAATTGGAAGTGTTATAGCGTGGCTTAAAGATTATACGAACACACCAGCTTTGCCATCTGGATGGGTAGAGTGTGACGGCTCTGCTATCAGCGACGGAGATAGCGTTTTTGATGGGCAAAACGCACCAGATTTAAACAGCACTGTCGGCGGCGGGAATAAAGGTAGATTCCTAAGGGGGCATACGGCTTCTGGAGCAACAGAAGATTCTCAAAACCTGGCACATACTCATACGATAGACCAAGGTTCATCTGCTGGTGCTGGCGCATATTGGAACAGAGAACACAGTTCTGTTGGGGCGGCAACAAATTCAGATGGGGGCACAGAAGCAAGACCGTACAATTACTCGGTTGTATGGATAATGAGAATTAAATAAAATGGAAAATAAATAATGGCGGCAGAAGGAGAATATCCAAAAATAGATGGTGATGTGTTCTATGGCAGCGAAGCTAATGACAATGATAGAACAATCTCAATATGCCAGAACATAAACCAGTCGACTATCTTGTCAGAAGATGCAACGGTGACAGATATAACATACGAGAAGGCCGATACAGATACCATGTCTGATACTACTGGATATAATGATACGGTGAACACTGGCCAAACAACCGCGAGATTCCTTGGAAACAGGTATGTTCTGAGTTCTACGGTTTATGATGATTTTGATGATAATTCTTTTGATACTGGGCTTTGGACTGCAACCCCCGCAAGCGGAACTGTAACTGAACAGAATCAAAGATTGGAGCTCGCTTGTGCTGGAGATTCTACAATCACTTATGTGGAAACAGATACAAATTATACAGACTATCTTCGATGGGATGCCCAAACAATCTCTGGGATAGGTGGAGCAGGAAATCAGTATTATGCAGTTTATATTGGAGGAACAGTTATTGTTGATTTACTTGACCACGGAGGAACTTATAACGATTATGCAACCGGGACTTGGGAGATTTTTAAGACAGGAGCATCTACGCATGATTTGTATAAAGACCAGGTTTTTGTTCGGACAATCAGTTCAGCCCTCAGTGGAGCAGTGAAGTTTGATGCGAGGTCTTCGCACGATGCAAAAAACCATTTTATCGACAACGTATCATTGAATTTCGACTCGGCCGCATTCGTCCAAACAGATACAAAAACATTTGGCTCTAATGTGAAATCAATATTTGTTTATGCCAACGACGATACTACACTTTCTGGGACATCTGTTACGTATGACGTTTCATCTGATGGAGGCGCAGCCTTTGAGAAGACGGCGCAAGCCCTAAACACGTGGGTTGCTTTGGACGGAGACGATACCGACATCGAATTAAAAATAAATTTGAATAGGGGCTCCACCAGCACCCCATGGCTGTTTGGCTATTCTTATTTGGTGAGAACATAATGGATTACGTAAAAAAAGAACTGAGAAAAATTGGAAGCATGGTCTTGATGATTCTAGCCATGGCGATTCCATTTGGCTGGGAGATTTCTCTAATGGGGATTGGTTTGTTCCTTTGCGTTGAGCATGTGTATACTTACAATAGAAATAACTTTTGGGACTTCGCTGGACATGAGTGGATTGGTTTAATTTTGTTTGTTATAGGAGCACGCAACTGGCTAATTATTCCATTTATAATCGGCTGGCTCATCATGGCAGACTTCACCTACTTCAATCCATATAAATATCTAATGCTGAAAGCGAGGAGTCTGAAATGAATGGTTTGGACATCAGCGAGGAGCAGTTCTGCAAGATGACTGCGAAAGATAGAGACCTGGTCATGTTCAAAAATATTAAACACATCCGAGCAACAAGCAAAGACAACCCATGGGCCATTAAGATTGGGTTTGTTTGGTTATTTATATTGTCTGTCACAGTCGGCTTTAGGAAATACATCCCGTTATAATGGTAAGTAAAACAAAGATAGGAGCAGTCCTTATTGGAGCAAGCGCGGTGCTAGCTACTGCTGCCGGATTCTTTACTGGAGAGCTGTTGTTGTTCGACGCAGTGAATGCTCTTTTAGTTGAGGTCGGTGCAGTGTGCGCAGTGTTTGGATTTAGGGATTTGCCTATCATAAATATCAAAAGTAAAAAGTGAATAATGAACAATGACACTAGACAACAAAACAGCAGTCGGAGACATCGAACAAATACAGCATGAGAATAGTGCTAACGCTAAAAGAACGATTCTGGTTGATGGTTCTGATGGGCTGTTGGCTGCGGATGTTATCGCTACTAATGGGCAAAATGGATTGGTTGCAATTGCACCAGGGCATGTAAGTACGGACAATTCTACATCAGTTGTTCTGGGAGCGGATGCGACCTATACTGGTACTTATGAAGATGTAACTAATTTTGGGGTCATTATCGTCACAGTTAATGCCTCCCATGCTTCTGCAACAGATGGATTATGTATAGATTTTAGTTCTGACGGCACAAACGTGGATGGCACTGATGTGTTTACTATTCCAGCAAGTACAGGAAAGACATTTAGCTTCCAAACACAGACAAAATTTTATAGAATTAGATATATTAACGGTTCGACACTACAAACACATTTTAGATTACAGGTGACTTTAAAGCCATATTATGTGAAACCTAGCTCTCATAGAATTGGAGATTCTATTGTTGCGGAAGATGATGCTGAGCTTGTCAAGGCGGTCTTAACTGGGTTAGCTCCAGCAGGAGATTTTAGAAACGTTCTGGTTACAAATGGCGGGAATCAAAAAATTTCTGTTGAAGAATATGATGATGCTGCAAATCCAGTTAGAAAGGATATGGAGGGCGGCGGCAAGGTCTCAGTAGGTACTACTGCCGTGGAAGCAACATTCACGGGAACACCAACCCATGCAATAATTATTAGAGCTGATAGAAACAATACAGGACTACTTTTTGTTGGAGAATCAAATGTCGCAAGTGACGGTTCAAACTCCTTGACTTATTTGGAGGCTGGCGATTCTGTGACAATAGATTATGATGACGTAGACAATGCGGTTTATGTGGTTGCAACAGTAGCTAGCCAAAATTTCTACAAGGGGGCATTATTATGAAGATAAAAGTAGAAAGAAGAACAAACTCAGATAGGCAAAAATTCTTCAATGGCTCTTTTAAGGAAACGTTTGATGCCTTAGTAACTTCCGCTGGAGGTGTTGTCACAATGTCGATTGAACAAACGGGTACGGGAGATTTGACAATGCAGTTCTCTGATGGTCTTACTTTATTAGATACTACTCCTGCAGCAACGATAACTCTGACTGCTGGGACTGACGCAAGTCCTCAGGGTAATTATATTTATATTCCGAAGTCTACAAAAGTCTTAACTAAGAGTACATCTAATTTCCCGACTGATGCTGAGCATATTAAAATTGCATATCTTCTTGTACCCAGTGCAGCGTACGTTGCGTCTGAGGGAGTTTATATAAATCAAAACTGGAACGACCATTTAGAAAATACAGACTTACAGGGGCACATGACACACATGGCAGAAAGAATTAGAAGGGCGGGGGCTATATGGTTCTCTGGGATTGGACCAAACGGAACTGATGACTCTGCAAACTCCTCTTATTTTGATTATGTTTCTGGCACGGAGGCTTATTTCAAATCCGCTTCCGGGGTGGTTTATCAAATGCACAGACATGCCTATCCAGCAAAAGATACAAGAACCGATGATATTCATGTTGTGAATTGGAATGGAGATTCTTACCACAACATAAATGATTTAACAGACATTACAGATGATTCGACTGGCGCCACGCTGAATAATAGATTTTTTAATTTAACTTTTTTTGGAGTAGCAAATAAGTCCGGGGAATATGGTCCAGTCATGGTTAATTTGCCGACAGGCTCTTATGCTAATCAAGCAAACGCGGAGCGAGATGTTGATGGATTTGATGTGTTGACAATGCCGAGAGAATTTAATCTTGAAAGTTCAACTGGATTTTTGATTGCGAGAATGACTTTCCAGATAACTGCCGGGAACTGGAGTCACAAATCAACTATAGATTTGAGGGGGCAAACTCCCAGTACCGCAACTGGTGGAGCATCTGGTACTACAACAAGTTTTGCAGATAATCAGTTCAATGTTTTTAATGTGACAGATAGTACAAAGGTTTTTGCTGTTGATGTCTCTGGCGTCACGACTGGGACTACTAGAACTATGACTGTTCCAGATGTTGATGGTACTTTTGCTGTAACTGATAGTGATAATAGTTTTTCCTCTACCCAGACTTTTCAAAATATAGAGTCTGCAGCAGATAGTACTTATTGTGTTGGGGAGTCGACTAATCAATTTTTAGAAGGGCACTTCGATAGTTTATTTGGGTATACGTGTGTTGCTGCCCCAGTTACTTGTGGGAGTACTCGTATTCATGGAGGTTGTGTTTGTTCTGATAATGGCGGAGATTTTAATGGTCCCGTCGTGGCTTCTCAGTGTTTGTGCGCTCCAATTAGTTGTGCAAGTAGTTGTTTTATTGGTCCTGTCTGGTGCAATCCAGGAGATGTAAAAATATTAGGAGGAGATTTGTGTGTAAGAGCTTCTGCTGATAATGGTTGGTGTGATATATGTGGAAACAATTTTTGTGCAGTAGGTTCTTTATTTACTGGTACATGGGATAATAATGGTTCTGATGTAGTAATTGAAGGTGGGAGTTTACATGTTTGTGATGGTGGTGTAGGATACTGTGATATTTGCGGGGGAATACTTTGTTCTGCAACAGGAACAGTCGACTCAACTTGTTGGCTTGGTTCTCAATGGAGAAACGGAGCTGCTGATGTTTGTGTTATTTCTGGGAATCTTTGCGTAAGAGATAGTAATGATTCTGTATTTTGTGATGTTTTTGCTAATAATCTTTGTGGGGCTGGTTCTGTTTGTGCACCTTACTGGGGTGGAACTTGTTGGTGTAATGCTGGTTCGGATATGTGCACCGAGGGAGGACACTTGTGTGTTACCGATGGGCAAGGGGGAGGAGGCTGGTGTGATATATGTGGAGCTAATATATATTCAAACGGAAGCCAATTGGGCGGTAGTCCTTGGTGCGAAGATGGAGCTGGAGCCTTATGTCAGTGTGCTTCTGCTTGCACACTTTATGCAATTTGTGAATTTATAGCTTGTTGTAATGCTTGTGTTTGTGGGGCTTTAGCAGTTGGTTGCGATGGTGTGTTTAATTGTGGGAATTTGACGTTATGTGATGCTGGGGCCCAAGGCTGCGGAAGTCTGTTTGCTTGTTGTAATGTTTGTGCTGGAGATTGTGTTACTGGAGCTGGTTGTTTTTGTGCGG